TCTTCAATTACCCGAATACTCCACTATTGCTTACGCATCGTTCGTATTCGAAAAAACTTATTATTAATATTTATGTACAAAAAGAAACCCAAGGGAGTGAGACCTTGGGTTAATAGTACCTCTACCTGGAGTGTAAAATACATTAAGCAGAGAACAGATGATATATATATGTTATCGTATGAATATTTATTTATCAATCACTATTGACTTTTACCCAATGTAGTGTAACCTAAGGTAATGTTAACTGTGTGAGTTAACGGATATATACCTAAGATTAAAAGCAAAGCCCCTAGGACGAAACTAGGGGCCAAAAGAAAGAGTAGTAATGAACACTAATTATTATAACACGAACACTGACTTAAATCAAGATACATGGGCACAAGTTTACCAATCTAAGTTAAAAGTTGTGCGTGAAAAGATTTATTCTTATCTTAATGAGCCATATCAAGAAACATTTGACGTTTCAGAAAACATTGTAAGGTTGTCAGCGGACTCTACAGGTCTAAATTTAGCTTTAGATTACGCCAGGATTGAGGCTGAGCTTGAACGAAATGTATCTGCAGAGATAGTTGATAATACTCGTCAGGATACAAATACATTGCCTTTTGTTGATAATAAATCTAATGCTACGGTTGTTAAGTCTAATAATGATAGAGATCTTTGTGAGGACTTTAAAATAGAAAGTTTGCCGTATATTATGAAAAAATATGTTGAAGAGATATGTAAAACTACAGACGCTCATCCAATCATGGTCGCATCTAGTGTGCTATCCATGATGTCTGGTTTTCTAGGGACAAGGGTATTCGTTCCAGAAGGGGCTTACTATCAAGATTTGTATCCTAATTTATGGATGTTAAATATAACAAAAAGTGGATCATTCAAGTCATCGGCATTATCTAAGGGATCTAAGATTGCTTATGACTACTCAAAAGAAGTATCTCTTAAGGTAAAAGAGTATTATGAAGCTATTAAGTTAGAGACTGATCCAAAGCGTAAGCAGGAGCTTTACAATGAGATGATTAAAGTTTCTGTTAGAAACCCAATATTGCCTAATAAGATTACACCAGAGGCGCTATTATCATTGTTGGATCAAGGTCATGGTGGGACTATTATGTCAAATGAGTTTGGTGGTTGGTTGGCTAACTTAGAAAACTCTCAGAATGGTGATCTCAAGGCTTTATTTACAGAGCTCTATGATGGTCATCCTTATAGGTATTATACTAAGTCTCAGGGCGACTTTATTATATCTAAGCCATGCTTTTCTATTAATGGAGTGTCAAATCTTCCATGGATTAAAGAGAAGATTAAGCCTACAGATGTCGAATCAGGCTTCTTTGCCCGATTCTTACTGTATACACCTAAGTTTTCTACGAGTGCTCCAGATTATATACCAGAATGTTTTGGTTCAAATGATACGGCAGATGGTAGTGGATTGAAGCGAGTCTTAAGAGAGATTCGGATAAGGCATGATAAGTCTGGAGATATTAAGCTTAGACTTGATGATGAAGCAAAAGCTTTTGGTACACAGATGCATAAAGATATGTATAAAATGGTGTGGGAAGATAAGCCAAGTTTAAAAGATAGATTAACACCATATTTAAAGAGATGGTCTCCGTATACAATAAAGTTAGGTATTATCTTTCAGATGATTATTGATCCACAGTCTACGCATATTGGACTTGAAGCCATGAAGGCGGCTAAGTCAATGTTATGGCCAGCTATACAATCAACAATTGATCTTTTTGAGAACCATCTTGGTATGTCTGATCATCAAGATAAATGTTTAAAGTTATATCGCTTTATTGATAATAAGTTCTCTGTTAATGAACAACCATTAACCAGACAGGCTATATGCGCATCAGAAGTGCTCACAGGCGGATCAAAAGAATATACTGAGGTACTTACTACACTGGTGGATGAAGGCAAGCTTATATATAAATCTGGGATGTCTATAAATACCAGTACATACAGGCCAAATGGGCCAACAAGGGACAATATGTTTCCCGATGAGCCAATACAAATTATTAAGAAGCCCATTATAATACATAAAGATGAAGAATATTCTGCAGAGTCTATCGAACGGGATTATAAAATGCTAAGTTCTTTAAAGAACCTAAAAATAGAACTTTCAAGTGAGCATAATATTGAGCCGTCGAGTGACAATGGAAAATATAATAATGAGTGATTACACAACTACAAAGTCTAAAGTTTATGTGGTACAGGGAAAACCTGTACCATTAAACAGGCCAAGAATGGGTGAGTATGGAGTATATGACTCACAAAAAGCTATAAAGACTAAAATAATGTCTGAGCTACAGATACAAAAAGATAAAGATGCTACTCTTTGTGGGATGCTACACATGCATATGGACTTTTATATGCAACTGCCAAAAACTAAGTCTCATAGGAAACACCTTATACAACAGAAGTATCATGTTTACAAGCCAGATTTATCTAATCTTATAAAGATGATAGAAGACGTATGTGTAGACTTAAGAATAATTGAAGATGACTGTCTTATTGCATCAATTACAGCAAGAAAACTTTATGGTGATCCATCTAGAACTGAGTTTTACTTCTCAAGACTTATAAAGGAGAGCGATTATGAATAATGATCCACTAGATAGATTAAGACACAATCCAACAACGTATGGAACGCCTATTGATCGTGAAGAGCTTAAGAAGATAGCAGATGAATTCGTTGAATGGGCTAAATCTGGAGCTTCTGACTATATAGACGATTACCCAATACAAAAGAATCTGTCTCCGTATAAATTTAGACGCATACAAGATGAGTACTTCCAAGATAGATATGAGCTTGCGCTGTATATAATATCTAACAGACGTGAAAAGTCTGCAGCAGAAAACAATATGAATACTGTTGTATGGAAGACTACCCACATAGTATACAACAAAGACTTTAAAGAGCTTAATGATAAGAAACTTGAACAAAATTATGAAGAAGCCAAAAAGCTTATAGTTATGATGAAAGAGTTCTGATGTCAAAGTATAAAATAACTAAAGATACAAAAGCATTAACTATTCGAGTTGCATTTATGGTTGTCAGGGAGCCCATGAGGTTCCTGAATAAACCATTAACAGAAAAGCTATCGCCGTGGAAAATAAGAAGATGTGAGACTTTAGTGGCATTACATGAATTAAAGAAGATGCTTGATACTGATTGGTTCACAGAACGTATGGAATTAGCTCGTATGAAACTAGAGCAACATAATATGATGGTACGACTCGAAGAGAGCGGTGAAAATAAATTAACTGTATAGGTGTAATATGGCTCTTAATGCATATATTAATGACTTTAAAGACAAAGGTCCGATAAAAGAAAAGTGCTTTGTTTGTCAGAAGAAATTAAAAGATAATTATTTCACTTTACCAGCAACAGAAGACTATAACACGCACGATCAAACACGCGCGCATATAAAACAAAATCGTATGTGCTCAGTAAAATGTATGAACCATATTGCCCTATCAAAAAATGCAAAGGAATATAATGGAAAGACATTCGATGAATATAGTGATAGTGACGTGTAGTGGCGATAGATTCACTACAGAGATGCAACCTAAGGCATTCGAAACACTCATAAAGGAGTGGGGCGATTGCAAAAGACGGGAATTGACAACACCATTGTTTAAAGTAAAAGAGACTTATTTAAACTTCTACCATATTGAATCAATAACTATAGAGAGATGATAAGGAAATAGATGAAACGTCACATAATGGCTTACTGCAGTAATTGTTCTGAATTATTTGATGCGTTGAAACGTGAGAAATACATTAGTGATAAGGTCTACAAGTGTATTAATAAAACACAAGATTGTTTAAAAGATGCATTAGAAGTTATAGTTAAATATTGCCCTGAGAATGATGAAATAAAAACGTATTTGAAAACAGCAAAAGCAATGTTAGAGATATATCGAGAAGAGAAGGTAAAAGATGAAAGAGGAAGTGATAACGCTGGACAAGTTTAAGCCCAGAGAATATCAGATCCCTTTGATTAACGCCTTAGAGAAAGAGAAATAAAAATGATATACGATGACTTGAAAGAAACAATTAGAAAAGTTTTATGGCTAGAAGTAGAGCTAGAAGTAATGCATAGGCGTTATGATATGCAAAGAGAAGAAATAGAAAAACTTGAAGATAGAATAAAAAGACAAGATGAGCAGATACGAAACCTAATAAAAAATTCAATATTGGAAAGAAAATAGATGAAAACAGCATTACTTGATTATGTATCTTCAATGAAACCTGAAGAGAAATCGTTAATACGGCATCTTTTCAGTAACAATCATGATAACTCCTGCGATGAATGCAATAGAGCTTCTGCTATAGCTATTGGTGATAAGACAATCAATGATACCCTGAAGGGCGTTGTGGAAAATATTCACAAGGATATAACGGAAGTGTGGGGAAATTGAATGAAAGAAGAAATAATAAATCTAGATAAGTTTAAACCAAGAGAGTATCAAATACCGCTTATTAACGCATTAGAAAAAGACGGCTTCCGCAGAATTATCGCCGTAATGCCGAGGCGTTCCCTGGCAAAGATATAACAGCATTTAACATAGCTATACGCCAATGTCTTAAGAAAGTAGGAACCGTATTTTACGTGTTCCCTACTTTCTCTCAGGGACGAAGAATTATATGGGATGCAATACAAAATGATGGGATGAGAATATTAGATTACATACCGAAACAATTAGTGGAATCGAGAAATGAACAGCAAATGCGTATACGTTTTGTTAATGGTTCAGTTCTGCAAATTATTGGCTCTGATAACTATGATAATACGCTTGTTGGGACTAACCCAATGGGGGTAATATTCTCTGAGTTTGCATTAACAGATCCAAGAGCATACCAGTTTGTCAGGCCTATTCTTACGGCTAATGGTGGATGGTGTTTTATCCAATCTACACCTCGTGGTCGCAACTCATTCTGGGAACTGTTCAAGATTGCACAAGACAATCCACAGTCATGGTTCCATTATATAAAAACAGTCGATGAAACTAAGCATATTTCTATTGACGATATACAGAAGGAAATAGCCTCTGGAGAGATCTCAGAAGACTTAGCCATGCAAGAGTATTGGTGCAGCTTTGACATGGGTGTAGAGGGCAGTTATTACGCTAAATACATAGATAAGATGAGATTAGAGGGTCGTATAGATTATGTTGCATGGGAACCTGCATTCCCTGTTCATACTGCGTGGGATATTGGTGTCCGAGACTCAACATCAATAGTGTTCTTTCAGTCTATTGGTACATCAATACGTATCATAGATTACTATGAGAAGAGCAAAGAAGGCCTTGAGCATTATGTAAAGATAGTAAAAGATAAACCTTACCTTTATGGGAAGCACATTGCTCCTCATGATATAGCTGTTAAAGAGTTTGGTTCTGGCATGACTAGGCTAGAGAAAGCAATGAATCTTGGTATAGACTTTACAATTAGCAACAGATTATCTATTGAAGATGGTATAGAGGCAGTAAGATCTAACTTGCCTAAGATATTTATAGATAAAGTTAAGTGTGATCGAGTGATAAAGGCGCTCGAGAACTACAGGCAAGAGTTTGACTCTAAGAAAAAGGTATATAAACAGACGCCGCTACATAATGAATGGTCACATTGCTGCGATGCAATACGTTATATGTGTGTATCATTGCCTAAGGTTAAAGATGGCATGACAAAAGAAGATGTTGCCAGGCTTAGAAATGAAGCAAGTCATGGATCCCAGAGTAATATACCTGATTTCTTTAGAACTAATAACTCATTTCCATTAAATAATTCATTTCCATGATAATATTGTGGTAGTGTTATAATAAATTATTGATATGAAACTATAGAGGGAATGCATGGGCTTATTTTCTAACATGAAGACGGGAGGTGACAGAGGAATACTTGACCGTATGGAAAATTTCTATACGAATAGTGTAACTATGAACCAACTGTACTGGGCTGAAGCCGATCTTGATACCAGATTTTATTGTGGTGATCAGAATATTTGGAGCGAGATATATGGTAATGCTCCAGCAATGGCTCGTAAACAATACAATTTTAACCGTATACGAAAGATAGTTGAAATGCCATGTGGTTATCAGCGCAAGAATAGAAAGTCTACTGTGGCTATTCCTGTTGAGAATGCTAACCAAGAGACCGCTGATCAATTCTCCAAAGTATTATCATGGATACATAGAACAGAGTCAGTGGGCAATACTATATCAGAAGCGTTCACTGGGTCAATGATTACAGGTATGAACTTGCTTCAGGTTTGGATGGACTATAGAGATGATCCATTGTCAGGAGACATAAAAGTAAGTAACTGCTCATATAACTCATTTATGATAGATCCATTCTTTAAGAAGCAAGACCTGTCAGATTGTTCAGCGATATGGAAAAGGTCGTTCTTAACAAGAGGTCAAGTTGCATCTTTATTGCCTGAAAGAGCAGATGAACTTCATGCTTTGTACCAACAATATAATAAAGACGGCAAGTTCCAGTACATGCCTGAAAACTTCTCATATGATAATAATGTTAATTTACTAACCTATGACGAGTTCTACTATAGGGATTATCGTAAGCAACGTATGATTGTTGATACTCAGACTGGCGAATCAATGGAATGGGTAGGTGATGATGAACTTCTTAAGCTATACTTACAAAGATATCCTCAGGTTACTTCTTTAATGCAAGATGTTCAGACTACAAAGCTTGCATTGGTATGCCAAGGGCAGGTAATGTATGATGGCCCAAATCCTATGGGTATAGATGACTACCCATTTGTTCCTGTTTTAGGCTACTATCAACCAGAATTGCCTTACTTCCAAAGTCGTATTCAAGGAATGGTTCGTGCACTTAGAGATCCACAATACTTATTCAATCGTCGTAAGATTATTGAGCTTGATATCTTTGAATCTCAAATCAACTCAGGATATATAGCTAAAGAAGGCACAGTTATTGATCCTATGTCGCTTTATAAGACGGGACAAGGTCAAGTAATATGGACTAAAAAAGACTCCAATATGGACGATCTGCGCCAGATACAAGCTCCTCAAGTTCCACCATCTATGTTTCAGGCTTCAGAAAACCTTAACCGAGACATGCAAGAAATATCTGGGGTAAATGAAGAATTGCTTGGCTCTGCAGTTGATGATAAGGCTGGAATATTGTCAATGTTAAGACAGGGCGCTGGCCTTACAACCTTACAAAGGCTATTTGACCAGTTAGATATGTCTCAAAAACAACTTGGCAAGCTTATGATTAAACTTATACAGGCAAACTTTACACCTGGCAAGGTAGAAAAGATTATTGGTGGCACACCATCAGAGTCATTCTATAATAAGAACTTTGGTAAATATGATGCAGCGGTAGAAGAAGGATTTGATACAACAACTCAGAAGCAAATGCAGTTCGCACAGCTTCTACATCTTAGAGAAGTTGGAGTTCCTGTACCTTCTGAGATACTACTAGAATCAGCTACTCTTCAAAACAAACAACAACTTATTGACGCGATCAAAGCTCAAGAACAAGCTCAACAGGAACAGCAGCAAGCTCAGGCTCAAATGCAGATGCAACAACAACAAGCTACAATGGAAATGGCTCAAGCAAGAGCTAATGCAGATAATTCAACCGCTGAAGAACGCAAGTCACGTATATCAGAGAATCAGCAGTTGGCTCAAGAACGCAAGGCTGAAGCTGAAAAAGATCATACACAATCATTGTTGAATTTCATTAAGGCTCTTAAAGAATTAGAGTCTATGGACATAGATAACATTGGTAAAGTCCTTCAGATGCATAATGCTTTTAAAAATAATAATGATACATTAAAAGAAGTTACCAGAGACCAAATAGGTTTAGGTGAAATGTCTCCACCTAGAACTATGCAATAATTAAGAGACAAGTCTATAGGAATGCTATGAAAAAATACTCAAGCAAAAGCGGTATGATCCACGAAGACAAATCAGCTCCTTCTAATCTTCCACGTGAAGTGATCATGAAAGAGTACCCAAAAGTTGATTATCTTTACCAGCCAATTGATGACACAATGGAAGGTATCGACCGTCAAATGAAATCTTCTGTTAGTGGTGTTCGTAAACAGTTAGCTTCTAAAAAATACTAATTGTTGTGGAGGGGTTAATTCCCCTCCAATAACTGGAGAATACTATGCCAGCAGCGCCTAGATCTAATAAAAAAGCCACGCAAATCGCATTTAGCATTATTGGTATACCGGATAATCTTAAAGAGTGTTACAAAGGCTTTCGCAAGCTTAAACCAAAACAAGAAAATATAGACAATCCAAGTTATGCATGGCCTAATACTAATCCAAGAAAAGATGGTAGTAACTACGATAGTTTTATATAGGAAATATATATGAAAAAAGCAGCTAAAAAGATTGTTAAGCATATCAAAAAAGACATCAAAGAACAAAAACACATGATGGAAGAAGACAAAGAGCTTCTTAGGTCTATGAGCCAAAAACAACACGAACAAAAAGAGGCCAAGAAGCACGAGAAGAAAGAGCGCCATATGTCTAAGCCCAAAGACAAGATGAAGAAGGTTATGGATGAATTTAGAGAAAACAAGCTGCACTCAGGATCCAAAAAAGGACCAATTGTAAAGAATCCAAAGCAGGCAATTGCGATAGCGTACAACGAGAAAAGAAGAGCATCTAAGAAGAAAAAATAGGTATAACTATGGAAGAGAAGAAAAAGTATATTAAGCAAGATAGAGACACAGTAGGGAAGATATCTCTGGAGCTTAGAGATAAGGCTCCAGAGACTACTGATGTTAATGAGCAAGGCGAATGGATGACTCAGAAATACTTAGCTGAGTTATACCAGTGTATATTAGATTACAAGGTAAAAAATATTAATACTGATTTCTTTATTGAAGTGCAGACAGTAAAGCCTAGATTACTGCATAATGTAATACGTAATTACTTTATAGCTAGATTGTCATGTCCAACACCAAACTATGATCAAACAGTCTGGCAATACAAGTATAAAGATGATGAACTGTTTCTTATATGGACTATTCCAAACAGAGAACATTGCTTTAAGTTACTCGAGAATGTTGCTATAATAGATCCATCCATAAAAGAGTTAACCAATAATGTTGTAGCATTTGCAACAGGCGAACTATATAAGTTATGTAAAAAATTAAATAATGAACAAGAACTAGAAAGTTTAGTGGTACTAAAAGAAACCCCGGAGGCAGAAGATGATGGAAGAAAACAAAGTAGACATAGTAAGTCAATTATATCCCCAAACGGAGCAACAAGCTGAAGAACATCAAGATGTTCAAAATGAAGTTGAGCAAGATCCAGTAGATGCGCCTGTAGAACAATCAAAAGATCACAAACAAAGCTGGAAAGAACTTCGTGAAAAAGCAGAGCTCGCCGATAGATATCAAAGGGAGCGAGATGAATATTATAGAGTTCTTCAACAGATTGAACAACAGTCATACATGCAACAGCAAAACTCACAGCAAAGAACAGCTCAGGAAGATGAGGATGACGGCTTCGATCTTAATAATATTCCTGATGATGACCTTCTTTCTGGCAAGGATTTAAAAAAGGTACTAAGTAAACAGCAAAAGTCTCAGCAAAGAATGTACGAAGACATGTTGCGTCAACAAAAAGCTGCACAAGAAAAGATGCTAGAGAATGAACTCAAATCTAAATATAATGATTTTTATGATGTTGTTAACACTGATAATATTGCTAAACTCAGAGAACTTAGACCTGGTCTAGCAAAAAGCCTTTACTTGAACCCTGATATGAGAGAGAAAGCAGAAGAGACTTATATGGCAATCAAGGATCTTGGTATCTATAGAAAAGATGAGTTTGTTAAGCAAAAAGAAGTAGCGCAAAAAAACTTCTCTAAACCACGATCGGTAAATTCAGTTGCACCACAAACAGGTGATTCTCCATTGAATCAAGCAAATGCATTTGCAAATGGACTAACAAAAGAGCTTCAGAAAAAGCTTTATCAAGAAATGTTAGACAAAGCCGGACAATATTAATTCAATTGTTGCTTTTCTAATCTGTAACTGTATATAATAATGGTGGACGCATAAATTATAAGAATTCGTCCACCTTATTCTTTTCGGACGCAAAAGCCTTATCAAGTCATCGTCCAGCTTGAGGTTAAGTCAAAATATTTAACTTTAAGGATAATAATGGCAATTACAACCTCATCAAGTTTGCCTGCTCCAGTTCAGCAGTCGTTTAACTTGAAATTACTTTCAGTTCCAGTTCCAAATATGATCCACAAAATTCCTGCAATGGAAGAAATGATGCCTAGAAACGGTGGTACAACTATGCGTTTCAGACGGTACAATCCATTGACTACTGCTCTTGTACCACTTGGTAACTCAGGTGTTACTCCTCCGTCTACTAATCTAACTGCGTTGGATATCGATGCTAAAATAGATTGGTACGGTCAGTGGGTAGAGATTAATGAGCAGGTAAACTAAAGCTGCCTGCTATAAACCTTGGGTGATTGACTTGGAACTCTGACCGCGTAAAGGCGAAGACAACAAGGGCCAAGGACTAAATAATAGTTTTATTGAGGTAATTACGAACATGCAAAGCACGAAGATCATCAAAAAGTTTTCTCCTAAGATCCAAGACTTCCTGATCGAGTCTAAGGACTCCTTTGTGTCCTTTCTTATTGGAAGATCTTTTGTATGTATCTCGCATTTTAAGCATTATTTCACATTGGTTTCTTTTTGCAGAAAGATGCTCAAGCATTATTTCACAAAGATGCTCAAGTCTCTCTCCAGTTGCTGTCCAACGATACACTGGCCTTCTAGAGTTTTTAGGAGTCTGTTTAGGGGTGTACTTACCTTTAAGCCCTCCGAAATCTCTAACAAGTCTATCGATCATAGATTCTTCGGTGTTTGCAACAGTAAGAACAGTTTGATAGAATTCGCTTCCCGTATGTTTACTTCTACTGAAGTTTCCTATAAAGAAGCATCCATCACTATCCATAACACCTGCAATATAACCAATTTGAAAATCGCTGTACTGCTTACGTTCGTATTTTTTCCAGTCGTTCATACTTATACCTTTATATTAAATGAATTGAATGGCTATACAATCCTACACAATAAAAATAGTTTTGTCCAGGCTGAGAGACCAAGCCCTGAGGAGTCACACTTGTGGCTAAGCGATGGTCCGATCCTAGTAGAAATATTAGGAGGGAGGAATAACAAGACTCCCCGCCTAGAAATAGGTCATAAAGACAGAGGTTCGGTCTTAAGTAACAGCGGAGTACTTCAGAACCAGGAGAGTGTTTTAAACCAAGCAGCATTGAGGTTAGGTGTATCACTCCGTTAGATTGGCGGAGTATAAATCTTCTCTGATTGACTCGAATATCTGACCGCGTAAAGGCGAAGGCAACGAGGGGCAAGCGAAAGCAGCCTGAGAGAGCAAGCGAGAAGACCATGAAAATGGATGCAGTGCTCCGAACTCTATAGAAATATAGAGAGGTAAGCAGAAATGACTTACCCGCCGAAAGGTAGTAACAAATAGCAAACAGAAGATGAATTAGTACGCAATATGCTTGCGTCTACTGCTTCACAAATTAACTGCCTTGGAGGAACAAACGGTGACTCGCCAACTAATATTACTTTGCCTGATATTAGTCGTATGACTGCATTATTGCTTAATAATAATGGTTATATGTTCACATCTTCTATTGAAGGTGAAGACAAATTTGGTACAGCTCCTGTTCGTAATGCATATATTGCATTAACAAACACAGCGCTTACCAATAACTTGAACCAGGTTACAAACTTTATTCCACAATCTGCATATCCTAGCCAGCAAAGAGTTCTTGAGTCTGAATGGGGTGCAGTGAATAACGTTCGTTTCTTAGTTTCTTCTATTGGTTCAGTAAGCGCAAATGCATCTGCTTTAGGAGCAAACGTATATAACGTTATTACTTGTGCTAAAGAAGCATATGCTTGTATCAAGCAAGATGGAGCATCAGCTCAATTTATTTACCGTCCTGCATATCTTTCTGGCCCACTAGCTCAGAACGTTACTGTTGGTTGGAAAATGGCTGAAGTCCCAAGAATCTTGAACGATGCTTGGCTTGGGAATTTACGTTGTACAATACTTTAAGCTGAAATAGGAATTAATATGGATGCATCGATAATTCAAACAGGTAGATTTACCTCAAACGGTCAAGCTAAAACATTGCAGGTCCGATCAGGTTTTGATTGGATACAAACGTATAACTTAACTAAAATAACGACTCCTGCAAACGTTACACTACAAGCATATTGGCAACTTGGCATGCCTTCTGGGCAAGGCGTTAAGTATAATGGTTCAGCTGGTGCAAACACCTTGCAACTTACAGCTCTTGCGGCTGGCACAGGGTTTACTCCTGTTGACAGTGCTGGTAATCCATTGGGAGTTTCTTATGATACTACATCGGTAAGTAACGCCACCAAACCTGTTGTTCTTACAGGAGATACTACTGGCTTGGAAGTTGGATCTGTTGTAAGACTTACAAATAACGTTAACACTCGGCAAGTAAACGGTTACGATTTTTCTGTAGATGCGGTTACAGCAAACACTAGCTTCCGTATTGCTGCGACGCTTGCAACTGGTACTGATGGAGTTGCAATCCAGGCTGGTAGCTATCGTATTGTAAAATTTGATCCGTTATACTATCCAAGAAGCCGGTACATAGCAAATATAACTCAAGCTGCGCAAGCCGTTGTTACAGTAACGGTTCCTTCTGGGTATGCAGTTGGCCAAACAGTGAAGTTTATTGTTTCAGACGCATTTGGAATGGTAGAACTTGATCAAAAAGTAGGGACAATTACTGCAGTTAATGATACCTTGGCAACTCAAACTATTACTGTAGATATAGATACAACTACATTTACAGCGTTTAAGTTCCCTGGCACAGCTGCTTATCCATTTTCACCGGCTCTTGTTGTACCTGTTGGTGAAAATACTGCATATGCGATACAACAATCTCAGAATATACTTTCTGATGCAACGTACAATACTGGATATATTGGTGTAATATTAGCTGGTGGGGCTAACTCTCCTGCTGGTCAAAATAATGATGTTATTTACTGGGTAGCTGGTAAGTCTTCATATACCCAAAATCCGTAATATATAATTGGTTGAAGTGATGGGTGTAAAAGCCCATCACGTATTAATAACTAGAAGAAGGAAATGTTATGTCAAGAAAGCATGAAAAGTCAGAAGATACTAAAAAAGTAATAGCTAAAAACAATGGCGCAAAAATAGTAAAGTTTAAGTTTAAAAACTATGAAGTTAGAGGCGGAGACTTATCGTTTTTCTATGGTGATGACGAGACACCAGATGCTTCATACCACTTTAAAGATGGCGGAATATACGAAGCTCCTTACTCTGTAGCTGAACATTTGCATTTTAATACAAGCTACCCAGTCCATCGTCACAAACAAGATGAAGATGGCAAATTTGTAGTTAGAGTTGGTGAAACAGTTCAAAGGTACGGAATAATACCTATAAATTTTATATTCAACAAAGAAGAGCCATCTAACTTAGTAACAGTAGAAAGTCTTGGATCTGGTTACCAAAATATGTCTATCTAATTTAGGGAATAACTATGGCAAATAATGGTGCAGTACAGAGACCTATATTCCAACCAGCAATGAGAGTCGTTACTGATATAACTAATGCATTTCCATGCGTAGTAACAACATCATTTGATAACAATTTCTTCACAGGTGATATTGTACGCATCATTATTCCATTGGGATGGGGAATGCAACAAATTAATGGTCAGTTCAGCGCAATAACTGTTTTAACTCCGACAACGTTCTCAATGAGTATAGATACAACGAATTATGATGTATTTAACGATCCAAATAACGATCAATTTGCTCAGTGTATACCAATAGCAGAAGTTAATGGTACAGTATATGGAGCGACATATAATACATTACCTTCATTAATAAGAGTTCCTTAAGGAGATACAATGGCAGCTGATTTACAGGCCATAATAACTAAAGTAAGGCGTCTTACTCGGACGCCTTCTACTAGTCAAATGCCCGACTCTGAAATAACTAATTATATAAACACAGCATTTCTTTATGACTTTCCAAATAATGTTCATTTGGAGAGCCTTTATAATACATTCACTTTCTATACAGAGCCTTATATAGATACTTATTCTACAAATACAGAAGATAATACAAATCCAATGTACAACTTCAAGAATATTCAACTGTCTTCGGCTTCACCAGTATATATAGCTGGTCAAAAGGGATGGCTTTCTCAGTCTAGAGAGCAGTTTTATGGTAGATGGCCCGCTGTAGATCAAATACTTCAGATTGGCGTTGGAGATGGATTGACTACACAATTTACTGGTGTATTTACTGGTGGACCAATACTACAAAACCAAGTTGTCTTTAGTTCAGTAACAAGTATTAATGCCGGGGTTGTTCTTGCCGATACTCCTGTTGTTGATGCCGGTACAGGCGTAGCCACTCAAAATGGTAATCTTTATATTCCGAATACTGCTCCAGCTAACCCGCCTACAGCAACTACGCCAGCAAATACAATAAATTACGTTACCGGAGTATTTACTATTACATTCCCTATTGCACCTGCAAATGGGGCTTCAATTAATATACAGTGCTATCCTTATGTTCCAAATAAGCCGACATCTCTCTTGTACTTCAATGATTCATTCACGGTAAGGCCAGTTCCTGATCAGCCATATGCTATTACTATTGAAGGATATACCCTTCCATCAGTATTGATTAATGCTGGAGATGCTCCCCAAATAGATCAATGGTGGCAGTATCTTGCATTCTTAGCAGCTAAAAAGATACTGGAAGATCGTACAGACTATGACTCAGTTAACCTACTAATGCCAGGGCTGAAAGAGCAAGAATTGTTGGTAGAGCGTAGAACGCTTGTACAACAAGGCATACAAAGATCAATGACAATATATACTGATCAAACAGGTCTGAATGCAGGTCCTATTGGTTGGTGGAATAATACTTTATAATCTATAGGAAATAAAATGGCTTATAATCAAAACATACCTCAACCAGCAGATCAACTTAAAAACTCTCAACCGCAATTACTTGCAAACTTCCAAGAAATTAATACGTTAATTGATGCAAATCATGTTGGATTTAATTTAGGAGATGCTGGTAAGCATAAATTCTTGCAGATGCCAAGACAAGTAGCAGCCCCTACAACTGCAGCAACGGACTTGGGGCTGTTTGCTTTGTTAGGAGCTAATTCTGGGGTATCCGAGTTAAATCTTAGGAGGCAAGCTGATGGAGCCGTAATTCCATTTACTGAAGGGTTACTTGCAACTCCTGGATGGACAGTGTTGCCTTGTGGCCTGGTTGTTAAATGGGGCTCTTCCGTTTTACCGGCAAGTGGTGGGCCATTATTTAGACAGGCATGGAACTTTGTATTCCCAGTTGCAGGTAATATTAGAGCATTCACACAGCCTCCTTTCGCTGTATTTCTTACTCCGTCAAGGGCTGTGTTAGGTGCTGGTTCGTTTCTTGTACCGTGGTGGAATTTTGCCAATACAACTGCATTGGCTTTATATGGATTTACCGATAGCACGACCTCTTTAGCCACTATTATTCCAAGTTTTACAGTACAGTACATAGCAATTGGTATATAGGGGAAGTAATGGCATATGATAAATTTCTCATAGCCCCTATTGCTGGCGGCCAACAGAAGAATGTTCGTCCGTGGTTAATCATGGACGAGGCATTTGAAACGTTAAGAAACATGTATGTTTGGCGAGGTAGATTAAAGAAGAGATTTGGCGCTCAATTTATGAACCAATCTGTAGCAACAACAAATCAGCAATTATTATCAAGATTTCGTGTTAAGGTTGGAACAACAGATGGGGCAGGAGATATTACAGTAACTGTTCCTGGTACTATATTTAAAGTAGGACAAAGTTTTTCATCAGAAAACTCTATTTATACTGTGAGCGTTGCTGGAACTCCAGCAAACTTGCTTATATCTGGGGTAGCTGCATCAGCAACTTTTAATACAACAACAGGCCAATTTATATTGACTACTGGTCCGGCAAATGCAGACGTATACTTCTATCCATCTGAGCCGGTTATGAACATATATTCCTATTACAACACCATAGAAAATGATGAAGTGACTTTTGGTTTTGATACGCAATTTGTTTATAAATTTACTTACTCCATAGGATGGCAAAGGGAAACCACTGGAGGCCCGATATGGACTGGTACAAACTCCAACTTTTACTACACTTGTAATTATCGGGGTGCTACCGCTGATATATACAATTTTTTTGTGGTCAATTATATTGTTGCAGACCTTGTATGGTATTACGATGGAGCCACTTGGGCTCAAGTTGGGCCACTTCTTACAACAGCTGCAAACGGAATACAAACTTCAAAAATAATTGTTCCATTCAAAGATAGATTGTTGATGTTGAACACTAAAGAATTAGTAGGAGGCAACAACAAAGTATACGCCAATAGAATAAGGTACTGCCAAAATGGAGATCCATTGCAGGCTGATGCATGGAGAGAGGACATAGCTGGAAAAGGCGGATTCATAGAGATTCCTAATAATGAATCAATAATATCTGTTGGATTTATTAAGGATAGATTAATTATTGTATGTGAAGAGTCTGTATGGGAGCTTGCATATACTGGTAATGAATTATTGCCATTTGTTACTCAGCAAATTAACGCTGAACTTGGAGTTGATGCAACCGGATCACTTATTCAATTTGATAAAGTTGTTCTTGGATTTGGAACAAAAGGACTTCTTGAATCAAACGGTATAAACGTTGATCGTATAGATCAATTAATACCCTATACACTATTTGATGTATCAAATGATAATAATAGCCCAGAGAGGGTCAATGGTATACGAGACTACTTCAATGAGCTTGCTTATTGGACATTTAATTCTTCGGATCAGTCTGATTCTAACACTGGAGTATTCCCTAATACAGTTTTAGTATATGACTATGTCAATCAAACATGGTCGTACAACGACGATTCTATTACCGCCTTAGGTTATTACCTAATTCAACAAAACATTGCATGGGAGGACTTTAGTAATAGCTGGGAAAATAGTGATTTATTATGGAGAGACCCAAGTCTGCAGTCAAGGTTTAGATCTATTATAGGAGGTAACCAGCAGGGTTTTACTTTTTTAACCAGTGCTGCTTTAAATACAAACTCTCCGTCTCAATATATAACAAATATTACCTTTATTAATAAAGTAGTGACTATTACAAGCATTGCCCATAACTTACCAAATGGTAGTTATGTTCAATTTTCTAGCATTGATGATTCTGACACTATAGGCGCCATTATGAATGGCAAAATTTATCAGGTAAATACACTTACTGTAAACACATTTTTTGTTGTCGTTGAAAATATTCCTCGTGGTGTATATCGAGGGAGAGGAAACTTTAGTCGTGTAAGCGAAATAGAGGTACTTACTAAGCAGTACAACTTCTATAATAAGATCGGTCAAAATATTGCAGTTTCTAGGGTAGACTTTTTAGTTGACAGGACGGCTACTGGATCTGTTTCGATTGACTATATATGCTCAACCTCAGATACAAATTTATTTAATGGGTCAGTTCTTTCAGGGGCTGCTATGGGGACTAATATACTTGAAACTAGCCCATACCCATCTATACCACTGGAGTCATCTCAGGATAGATTCTGGCATTATGTTTATTTACAGTCTCAAGGTGAAAACGTACAATTAAAAATATACTTTAATGAGTCGCAGATTCGAGACCCAAATATAATATCACAGGATATAGAAATAGGCGCTATGCTATTTTATACAACAAAGACCGCTGGTAACTTTGGTGGTTAATAATATCCCCGCATTTTAACGTGCGGGGATAACTAGAGAGAAGAAGATAGAAAAGTATATTATAGACAGTCTATACTTAGTTCTTCAGATATTCCAATACAATATACGTTGTATCAAAATTAGTTGCATTTCCCGTTGTTGTAACATAAATGTTGGTATTATCAATATGCAATTCAATATTACCTGCAATTACGGCTCCACTAACACTGACAAATGGTAATGGTATATAACTGAAAAATGTTGTATCACTAGCCGTTCCATATATTCTCGTGAATGTAAAAAGATTGGTAACAGTTAATCCATGAGGAACTGTTTTTGTAGCTGCATTGGGAAGTGAGCCTATGCTATATACGCTTCTAAATACCTGCCTAGGCGTTGGCAATTGTGACGTTGTGGAAGATAGCGCCGGATTGGGGAAAAACGTTTGTCCATTTACGAATTCTTGCTGATAATACATGGCTGAGTCTTTTAGGTTAAGCGCTAATGCTATTTGGTTTGTCCTTTGCATTAACTTAATCATGAATTGTTTAAATTCTATAGATCCAAGGTCTTTGCCTTCTAACTTAGTTAAATCGTAATTATCCGTTGTAGGAACGAATAAACCTGTATTTATTGATGCCATTTCATTTCCTATAAGTATTCAGTGTATGATATCTATAGTAGATTATCATTATATGTGAAATTATTTCAATTATAAGGAATTTTATGGCATTACAGAAGTTTCATAAGACTTATTATACACAAAAAGCTAAAAAATATGGTGTTCCAGAAACACACCCATTGATCCAAAGAATAAAAAGAGGAGATGAGTCAGCTGCCCATGAGTTAGATAACTTTTTTGAGAAAACATATCAAAGTAAACAGCCTTATAATGCTTATACTAACCAAGATATTGGAGCAAATAAGTACGGAATTGAGGCTGTAAAAGGATTTGCTGAGCCTGAAGGTTCATTTTGGTGGGGAAAACCAGGATGGAAAGAACAAATTCCATTAAATACTCCAGAACAACAACAATATATGAATAATGCATTAAATTTTTCATCAGAAAGAATGCCTCAAATGTATGACGAGTGGGGTAAGTTAGCAAATAGGGGTGTGTTGGGAGAACTTCTTGGCGATGAAACAGAACAAGGTATTCAAGGATTACTTGGTGGACTTGGGCAATACCTACCTCAATTGTTGGGAGCTGGAGCAGGTACTGCATTAACTGGCGGTGGTATAGGAGATGTATTGCAGTCTTTAATTGGTTCGATTGCCAGCCAACGTTTAATTGGAAATAATAATCAAGGAAGCATGGGACAAGGTAATATGCAACAACAGCAACCTACAGGTAATATGCCATCAAATAATGGAAACTATTATAATCAGGGTATGAATGCATTAAGTGACCTTTGGAATAATCGTGGTCAATATAGGAGATAATAATGGATTTAAATAATCTTATAAGTCAGTTGGTTCCAGCAGGTTTTGGTCTAGGGGGAAGCCTTATAGGTACAGCAATAGGCGGCCCGTTTGGTACGGGTATAGGTGGAGTTCTTGGTAAAAAAGCTGGTGAGTGGTTGAATGATTATACAGGAAATGGCCCAAATCAAGAAATGCAACCATTTTCAGGGACAAATAAAAACTTCTATAATCAGCTTCAAGTAGCTCAATCTAACCTACTTAATCAACTGCAAAAACAACCTCAATTCCAACCGGTAAACATAGATCCATATCTACAAGGAGCAAGGCAAGAATTTGACCAGCAAATAGTACCTGGTATAGCCGAAAGATTTTCTGGAGCAAACGCTCAAAGATCTAGTGGGTTTAGAAACGCTTTAGGTGCTGCTGGTTCAGGATTAGCTCAGAAATTAGCTGAATTACAAACTAGCAATGCACGAGACCAGCAAAGCCAAATGATGCAACATAGAGGACAGAATCTACAACAATTAGGGTTACTTGGTGGTTTTATTAATCAGCAAAATCAACTTGGACAACAACAGAACCAATTCAACCAACAGCAACAACAACGTTCTTGGGATCCTTATATTAATGCATTTAATTCCATTTATGGTGCTACTTCTTCAAATGCCAATAGACGTGTTCAGGGAATACAAGGTCAGCAAAATCAAATAAATAATGCTCAAAATGTTGGACTTGGACAGCAGTATCAAACTCAATATAATCCTGCTCAACCTGGAGTAGCTCAATATGGAGCACCTATAGCTAATGGATTGATAAAGACAGCAGCTGGAATATAAAACTTAATTTAAGGAGTTACTATGGAATGGAGTAAATTGGGCGAACTACTTGGCAGTTCACTTGGAGCTGGTCTAAACACCTATGGAGATATATCTCTTCAAAGAAAAGCCCAACAACAAGAGTTTGAGCAAAAAAAACAAATGATTCTTGAACAAGAGGCTATGAGGCAAAGAACGCTGCAGGCAAAAGAGCAAGAGCGAGCGAGGAAAGCTGGTGTAATTGGAAACTTAATAAAAGGTAGAAGCGTCTTTCAAGATCAAATGATGCCTAATGAAATGATGGAGCAAATGCCGCCCACTGATGGAATGCAGCCACAACAAGGCATGAACCAACCTGGAGAAATGCCGTCTGTTGACAATATGCCGCCTGTTGGGCAAATGCAGCCACAAGGTAGGCAAGATCAACCAAGAAGGCTTACGCTTGAAGAAAAGGTAAACGAAGCCTTAGCTGCTGGATTAGACACTAACGAAATAAACCAAATAGCAAGGACTCACGAGAAAGAAGAAGCAAACGCTATAAAAAGAGAGGAACTTAACTATAAAAAACAACAAGATTATTTAAGAGCTATTGAAAGAAAGCAGGCGCAAGAGAATGCCTTTAGAAACAAAAAAGATATAGAGCAACTAAAAGGTGTTAATAAGATAGTTGCAGAGAACTATACCAACAGACCAATATTGAAAGAAAAACGGGACAACTATAAGTCTCTTGTAGAGATAGCTAAGAACCCAGAGAGCCTACGAATTGGAAGCGGAAGACAGCTTCTTGATAAATTTGGTCTTGGCAAATTTTGGCAGTCTCCACTATCAGATGTGGCTGACAAATTAATAAGTAGAATAATTGTAAACGAGTCGCAAACTACTTCTGGTGCAACAGCAAACACAATTCAGGGTCTAAAGAATATAAAAGAATCTGTTCCAAATTTGATGCAAAACCCAGAGGCATTTGAAGCTATTGCAAATGCTCTTTATTATACGTCTGAAGCTCAATATATAGAATCTAAAGAACTTAATAAGTTAGCAGCTGATGGTGTTGAAAAAGATATTATCTCAAAGAGGGATAAGATAACAAAGCCAATGACAAAAGAGCTACACAAAAGAGCAAATTATGCCCTTAGCTTGGCGTCAGTACCTGTTCCGGTAGACCTCTCTTCAGCTATGAAGTATATGGTACCCATTAAAACTCTGTACACATTGCCACCAATTGAAGAAGCCCCAGAAGGTTTTGTTGGAGTTGATAATGAAACAGGGTTAGAATTCCCAATTAGAGACGGTAAATACACAGTTAGAGAAAAAAGGGGTAAATAACTATGGCAATAGTATGGGTACCCGAAGGCCAAGAATATTCATTGGATGATATTAGAAAAAACCCCAATAAATATCAACCGTACGCAAATAAAAATAAAGGCATCGATACATCTTATGGCGACATGCAAAATGATTCTCCTGAGATGAAATTTGAAGGTTTTGGCCAAAATCAGCAACAAGCTAAAAGCGCTCCAGAAGGTATGCTATGGAAAGGCGCAAAAGAAGCTGCACGTATTGGAGCTGGCGCATTAGCTAGTGGAATTAGTGGCCTTGCTGGTGTTCCTAGAAATATACTTGATGCTGCTAACTCAGCTATAAATTTTACTAGACCTGAAATGACCGAAGATGTAAGAAGAAATCTTGAGGCTAATCCTGAATTGTCTTCTTTTGCTACTGGTAATGTTATACCGTCTGAATATATTCCTTCTGGTGAAGATGTAAAAGGCGCTATATCAAAGGCTCTACCAGAAGATTACTTAAAATCTTCTGGGCAGCATCAAGATTTTGTTAATGAGCTTTCTAGCGATATTGGTTCAATGCTGTTTCCATTGGGATCAGCAACTAAAATAGGCAAGGCTTTTAAGGTCGCTGGTTTTGGAAATGCAGCAAAGTATTTAACTAAAAATATTGGTGGCTCTGAAGGCGATCAAAATAAAGTTAAAGCTGGGGTAATGCTTTTAACGACCCTAGGGTTTGGAGATGGGCTTTTAAAAAAGGGTTCTGATGGGTATAAGAAGTTGGAAGAAATAGTTCCAAAGACTTCAAATATACCAAGTCACTCAGTAAGAAACTTGATTCAAGATCAATACGAATGGATAAATGAGGGAGCTGGAGATTTACTAAAAGATAGAGCATTGTTTAAAGGTTTTGTTGATAAACTAAAGGATGCAGCATCTGGTCCAACTACAAACATTAGAAACTTGATTAAATTCAAGCAACAATCAGGGCAAATTCTTAGAGAAAGCGCAGGTGATTTAGGAAAAGAAGGATGGAAAAGCGCGCAAGTTCAATTTGCAAAATTAAATAGCGGGCTTAACAATATACTTAAAAATAGTCCCGCTATGCCAAAAGAAGGCGCTAAATTGCTTGCTGATGTTGATAATATATGGTCTAACATTAAGCAAGGCCAGAAAGCTGCATCATGGATAAAAAGCAAAGCAGATGTATTATCTAAAGCTGGAGGAGGAGCTGCTATATTAGGTAAAATGATAGGCGGAAATTTCTCTCCTATTGCATTAACGGCTACTGGATTGGGCGCTGCTGGTTCAGCTGCATCAAGGGTAGCAGGCAAGGCAGTATCTTTTATAAATAACTTCTTTAAGCACCCTAATGTTAGAAATGAATATTTAAAAATGGCAGCTGCAGCATTAAAAGAAGATACACCGGTATTCTTAAAGCATGCTAACAATTTAGGTAATGAGCTTAAAAAAGTTAATAATAAACCGTTAGGTGAAAAAGGTAAGTACTATCCGCCTAAAGACGGAAGAATGGGTTATTATATTGAATGAAAAAGCCCGTAGTAAAAGGGATTAAACTACGGGCAAAAACAAGGAGAATAATCACGATCTTGTATAGCATATCTAAGATAAATATAATATATTTATATATTACTGTCAACATTGTTCTTGTATTCTATTCTTATTATTTCTTTAACTATTAGATGAGTAATAAGATCTTTTATAGATTGGCCCTTCTTTGATGCAATTGCTTTTATCTTTGCATGGAGTGGTTGATCTATGTCTATTATGAGTCTTTTCGGAGTTATCTTAGTCATATTTATTCCTATAGTATATATATTTATAATTATAAACTTGTTGCAATACTAAAGCAATGATTAGTATTCTGATTATAGTGATAACATTAAAAATTATTGGAGATCTTATGCAATACTTACAATTATATGGGCTGAATGGCGTTTCTGACGTTATGCCATTGCCAATCATCGCTACTACTAATCCAGCAGTTAGCAATAAAGATGCTGTGTTTGGGCAGCAGTGGATAAATAAAACAACTGGTAATGTATTTGTTTTTGGCGGAACACTAGCTGGAAATGCGATTTGGGTAAGCATTGGTGGAGCTGCAACTTTTTCTTCTATTACTGTTACTGGTCCTGCAACAAGCTCTATCAATGGCGAATTAAATATTAATACCGGCACAGCCTATAATACAAGTATTGCTGCTGGGGCATCAACAGGGAACGTAGCAATATTGAGTGGTACAGGTACTGGTACAGTTACTATTGGTAATGATGCTGCTGGAGCTGTAGCTATAGATACTTCAGCTGACTTAACTTTAGGTGCAAATGCTACATTAGTTGCAATTGGATCTGATGCTGGGACAACAGATATAAGATTGTATTCTTTTAAAGCTGTTGCTGATGCCGGAACTTCCGCTAATGCTGCTTTTACGGCTAATGCTGGAATTGTTACTGCTGCTATAGCTAATTTAAATACAGCATCTGGAGCTAGCGGGACTATAACTATGACTAATGACACAGTGCAAGCAACTTCAGGCGCCTTAATTACTGCTACTATTACTGGAGCTGGTGCTGTTGGATTCGTTCTAGGCAAAGTTGTACCTGGAGCTGGAACAATGACTATAAATTATACTAATGATGGAGGGGATGCTTTTAATGGTGGTAATACTCTTTATCTAAGCGTAATGGTTGTAAGCTAATTATATTCCCCACCGATAAAGTGGGGAATAACTCTAAATACGAAAGAAAATTATGAAAGCTTTTTACGGATTAATGTTAGAAACAACAAAAGAAGAACGCACATATCAATTTAATGCTCCAATAGGTGCAGCTTTTGATGAAGTTAAAGATGTTTTGGATCTTTTTAAGTCTATGATTGAGGAAATGGCTAAAAACGCTCTTGAAAAAGAAAAACAAGAGACTGAAGCTGTTAGTGAGGTAGTTGAACCAGTTATTACTACAAAGGAAGACGATGGCACAACCAGTTAGAGCTATGCCCATAGAATCTTTAAGTTTTGCATCTATAAGTGGATCTTACTCAAATGTTGGATCAAGGATAGAAAACGCTTTGCGCATTGTGTGGATTCAAAACCTTACCGATGCAACATTAATGTTTTCATTTGATGCGGTTAATGATCATTTTCCTCTTGTTGCAAATGCTTTTGTATTATTAGATTTGAATGCCAATCAAAATCAAAACCAAACTGGTTTATATTTAGGGATTGGTACTTTGTTATATGTAAGACAGTTAAGCGCAGCGCCTACATCAGGATCAGTTTACTTTTCTGGCTTTTACGCTAAAGGAGAATAGCTATGTCACAAAGTTCTACGTATGGCTTAGGCGGAGGTGGTGGCGGAGTCGTTACCATAAATGGCGATACAGGCAGTGCAACAGGAGCAACGATAACATTTGATGCCTATCCTGCTTCAGGTCAATCAGTTTTATTCCGTGCGTCTGGCTCTACAGTTGCCTTTGATATTACTGATTCTTCTGGGAATACACTTCTTGGGTTAGGTGCCGGTGATGCTGGTTTATCGGGTACTAATAATACATCCCTTGGTAAAGAGTCCCTTAATGTTGTATCTACTGGTAGCTCAAATATTGCTATTGGTTATCAGGCAATGGGAGCTACTACAACTGGATCATCTAATATTGTTATTGGTGGCGGAGCTGCAAACTTAAGTGCTATTGGAAGCAATAACATTGTAATTGGGGCGCCAGTTACATTTGCTGCAGCAACTTCAAATATAACTGTAATTGGTAATGCCTCAACTACTGAATGTGCTATAGGCGGGATCAATGGCGTTAGCCTTGGTAATACGGCTACTGTTGTTACAATGGGAGGAACCGATCCCGATAAGCTTGGAACTGCAGTTATAACCGCAGGAACAGGTGTTACGATAACTCCTTCAGCAAATACCATTACTATATCTGCTTCTGCTTCGGGAACAACATGGTATGATGTTATAAGTGGATCCGCAACACTAGCTGCATCAAGTGGTTATGTTATTAATAATGCAGGTGCAACAACACTAACATTGCCTACAAGCGCTTCTCTTGGAGACACAATACAAATAGTCGGCATGCAAGGTATATGGGCAATAGTATATGGAGTTGGCCAGTATATAAAATTTGGGACGCAAGATACTACAATAACTAGCGGTCAGCTTTCAGCAACAGATGCTAGTGACTGCGTAACGCTTATTTGCATAATTCCTAGCGTAACCACTCCAATATTTGCTGTTACATCATCAATCGGTAATATAACAGTTGCTTAAATCAACTAATTAGGAGTCGGAATGGCTACAAATAATTCATGGAATAATACGATAAATAATGCAAAAGGTGGTATAACACTTAATGCGCAAACTAATGCAATAAACATTGGCTCTGATGCATATAATAATACCATAGGTATAGGTACAGGAGCCGCTGTTAAAGATGTTAGTGTTGGTAGTTTAAATACGACAAGTACAACGAGCATATCCGGCGGTAGTGGTGTAAATGCAATAGCAATAATTTCAAACAATGGAACTACCACTTTAAGTTCAAGTTCAAATGGATTAGTTAATATTGGTAGCGGAGGAGGGCTAGCTAGAGTTTCTATTACATCTGGAAGTGGAGGCATTGACTTAAGGGGTGGAGGTATAGTACTTAACTCTTCAGGAACTATTGATATTGGAAAGTTAACAGTTACAAATGAGACCATCAATATTGGTTCAGATACAACAAGTGCTAGATCTTCATTTATCAATATAGGTAATAATATAGGTACATCATCGGTAGCAGTCCAATGCGGCTCTGGTGGAATAAATATTGGCACTAACTCTACTAATAATACGATCAATATTGGAACAGGAGCTGCGTCTAAGTCGGTTACTTTAGGGTCAACTAATACAACATCAAGCCTTGCATTAAGATACGGGACATCAGATTTCACACTGGCTAGCGCTACTGGTACAGTTATGAGTGCGTTAGACACTGGGGAAATAACATATCCATTGCAGCCAGCATTTAGAGCATATCTTGCATCAAGTGACAATAATGTGACCGGAGATGGCACTGTATTTACACTAGGTTCAGCGACAGCTTTAACTGAAGTATTCGATCAGAATAATGATTTCAATACTAATGGTACATTTACTGCTCCTGTGACTGGAAGGTATTTCTTCTATATGGGAGTACTTACTGATGACACGACGTCTGCTCATACAACATGGCAGCCTCAAATAAGAACTTCTTCTACACAGTTCAATTTATGCTATCAACATGGTTTTACAAATGTTGCATCAGGAGGATTTCTTGGCGGAAATGGAGCTATTTTCGTAAATCTTACCGCCGGAGATACTGTAACTTTTGTTATAGTTGTTTCTGGCGGCACCAAGGTAGTAGATGTTATTGGTGGAGATGGATTAACTTTCGTTGGTGGATACTTAGTTTGTTAAATTAAATAAAGGACTCAAAATGAAAATATCTATAGATGATAAAGAATTGTTTACTATTAGTGAAGCTAAAAAAAAAGTTATCCAGTCTGATATCGCGGAAAGCATATTTGATAAAGATATGAAAAGAAGGATTAGGTGGGTAATAATGCATAAATACGAACAATGCTTTAATCAATTAAAGAGTGAATGGGACGAGAAGCTTGCTGCAAATGGCGTTGATATGATTCCATCAAATAAAGATAGGTACGCTGAGCTAGTATTTTCTCAGCCAAACTACAAATCTGCTCAGCAAAAAATGGATGAAAAAATCAATAATCTTTAATTGTTGTTTCTGAAATAGTTACCAAACCCTAAAAAGTTTGGTAACATTGTTATAGGTGATATATTATTAACTATAACTGGAGTGACTATGTTTTGTTCATTTTTCAAAAAGATTGGTTTATGTATTTCGTTATTGTTCTCATCGTTTGGGTCAATGTTCCATAAACCTAAACCTGTAAAGCCTCTAACTACACTCACTGAAGAGCAAATAAATAACAGTGAGTTTATTATTAAAGATGAGGATCCTAAAGAGGAACCATCTGTTCAGGAAGTAATACAAGACGTTATTGAAGAGGTAGTTGAAGTTGCTGAGGCCATAGAGGTAATAGATATTCCTGTGATTGTAGAGAAAACAGTAAAAGAAAAGATTAAAGAGTTAGAAGTTACTCTTGATGAACTTTATAGAGAAAAAGCTCGACTTGATAAAGATAAAAAAAAAGCGAAAAGAGCGCTAAAAGAAAAAAGAATAAAAGAAGAGTTTGAACGAAGAAATGAAGATTCAAAAGAGATAATGAATAAAATTGATATTATTATTGCAAGAACACCAAAAGAAATGCCACGTTATAATAAATGGCATCTTACAGATAAAGAAATGGATTCTGTAGATTCGAACAAAAAAGATGTTACCGTGATTACTGAAGATGAGCCAAATAATATTTTTGTTTAGTGCTTTCCCCCTAATTCCCTAAACAAATAAACCCCGGTGTGTAGCCGGGGTATTTTATTGCTGTTATTTATCTTCTTCGATTAAATCTTGTTTCTTAGTGATTATTGATTTACCAAGTGCTTCTTCCATGATTTCTCGGATTCGTGCTCCATAATCACCTGCAGCTTTTGCATCTTCTTTTATTTCTTTAAAGCCTTGTGAATTATTCTTCTTAATAATACCTTCAAGTAAGTTCTCTGATATATTAACAACAGTAAGTTCATCTTTGCTCATGTTATCACGCAATCTATCTTTATCATCAAGACCCTTAGCTTCTCTAAGATCTTGAGCATTTAACTCAAAAGTTCTTTCATAAAGTATATTTGTCGTCCTGCCGTATTCATTACCTTTTATACCATGATCTTTCAATGTATCGGTAAGATTATTTCTAGATTTTATTGTTTCAATTCTAGTTTTAATCCATTTTTCACTCTTTCCTTGCTTACGATAAGAGTCCATTCCACGTTGTATAGCTAATGCAGGATTTTTTTCTTCTTCGATACGTTCGTTAACTATCTTGGCAAACTGTTCTTTAAATTCATCGGCTTTTGGTGATGGTACGTATTGCATTATATAGAAAATATTTTCTTGAATTGCGCAGTCAGTTAGGTACATTTTACCGTCTGAAGATTCAATCTTCAGTTGCATACATTTTCTATGCAACTGAAATCTTTCATTTTCGTTTTTTAAATTGCTCCAATAGTTTCTTGGAATTGGAGAGTCAGTTAAAGCTTTTATTACATCTACCACAGACCAATAAACTTGACCATCATGTACTGTTGATCTGATATTAGTATTGTTGAAATTAAAAACTTGTGATATGATATTAGACATAAAAGTCACCTTCATAGATTTTTATATTGTTGGACTCTTAGCAATCACTAAGAGTCTTTTTATTATTATAATATTTCGGTTGCACAGTCAGTTTCTCTCATTTTCCCATCTAAAGCCATAAATTTGAACTTCTGTATAATTGACAGAAGTTGATTGTCGCTTCTTTTTAATAAAGACCAATTGTTACTTGCATCTCTTTCTTCTTGAAGGACTGCCCTCAATGCATCTACAACGGAATAGTAAACTTTGCCTTCGTGTAAAACATCTCTGATTGGCTTATTGTTAAACTGAGGGATTCGTGATAGACTTGTATTCATATGAATACCTTTCGAATGGTTGTTTATATACTGCGACCTTGGGCCCATACCTAAGGTCTTTTTATTGATATTATTATACTATATTTCTTCTGTATTTTGAACTTTGTATGACTTTAGCAATCTATCCGGTACCAACTTCATTATCAGCTCAATAGTCTCTTCAGGCGCACAATAAGACATTCTGTACTTGTTATCTTTGCATAGTATCTTCAATCGATGGATCTTAGACTGTAGTGTAAAATCTTTAGACTTTAAGTTGTTTATATACACGTTGGGAACGGTTATAGTGTATAGCGCATCAAATACATCTACGAGCGAATAACATACGACTCCGTTGTAATTTGCTCTACGTATGTTGTTGTTAGATAGTAATTCTTTTGTTATCATTTTCATGAAACATCCTTTCATTTTTGGCTCTCAGTCGTAAAGAAGGCTGAGGGTCTTTTACTTTGTTATCATTTTTTTAATAAATTCAGGCATATTAGCAGTCTCTCTAATCTTGAGATACGTATAGAAGCACTGCTTGCAATAATAGTCTCTAAGTCCAGTTTTAGCGTCTGTTAAGTGATATGTGTAATCTTTTTTGCATTGTAAACATTTTTCCATAATTAATACCAAAAGTTATTGTTATCTATAGCTTTTTTCAACTTCTCTATTCCAGTGGTAGCTTCAACGTAATAGTCGCCTTGCCCATAAAGTGATAGCTCCATGATTTGATCTATGAGGCCTGGATTACTATTTACAATTCTATATACTTCATCACGACCTTTTAGTGTTAAATCTTTTATATTGATCCATGTTTTGCTGTCGTGTTTAATGCATTTGCATACTTCGTTGTTGATAGTTATTTTTGTATTCTCAGGCGGTCTATTCATTTCTACTTTATTAATCTTCATACTACTTTCTCCCATATTGGTTTGCCATCTATAAAGGCAACCAATACAAACAGTTCTTTAGTTATAAAATTATAATGTCTAAGCCCAATTAATGATTTACTCATAGTCTTCCTCTTCCTGTGTATCGTCATAATACTCTGGAGAACAGTTTATACAGTACAACGCTATTGGATCTAACTCACCTATAAAGGTTAACTTCAATGCTGCGTCATTATCACATTTATCACACTTTAAAACTGAGCATCTGCACTCGTCTAAATTTATACATCGTGACATTACCTACTCCTATTAAACTTGATCCTGAGAGCCTTCATCCGGCGTCCAATTTTCACCCATAAATATTCTCATTACCGCAACCTGACCTGGAGTCCACACAGTTGGTTCTTTTGGCTTATTTCTTTCTTGTTCCATTTTTATATCAAAATCTTTTTTCATCTTTCTAGCTGTGAACCCTTTTGGCCTATTAGGAAGCTTTGCGTAAAAGAGAACATTTGACACAGACATCCATGAAAACCCTCCGTCAATTGTTTCATGACCAATTAAAACATCCATTGCTCCATTTTCCAAAATAACCAAATAACTTGTACTTTCTTTTGGCATTTTTTCTTCTACCGTGAACCATTTCATAATTTACTCCTATTGGTTTATATCTACTATTGCTTTATATATTATTCGATTACTAACTGCTTATCTTTTTTAGTGTCTAATTTCTTCTTAGGCGAAAGATTATTGTCTTTTGATACAACTGGGCGACCTAGCAATTTTTCTAATTCTCTGCGCATTTTCCCGCCAAATTCTCCAGCATCTACTGCATCTTCTTTTACCATGTTGAATCCATATGAATTATTTATATCCATGAGCTCATCAAGAACTGTCTCCATAGTTGATGTTATTTGAAGTTCTGTAGGCGTCATATGGTCTCTTAGATTTTGATTGGTCAATCCTTTATAATATCTATAAGAAGATGCAGTTTTTCCAAATCCATATCTATAAAGAATGTTTGTCGTGTCACCTATGTTAGAACTTGGAACGCCATGCTTTATTAAACTGCTAGTCAATGTGTTTCTAATAGATTTGCTTTTATCTCTTATTTTTTCCCATGATCTTGAATCAACAGACTCCATCTTTTGGAATTCTATTTCACCAAGAGATGCTAGCCATTTTCTAAAAGGAGCAACTTTTTTTGATGGGACATATGTTATTATTTCAAACATTTGCTCACGAGTTGAACAGTCAGACAATTGAAGTTGACCATTCGATTTCATTAATTCCATGCTTAGCCAAATTGGCAAAGCGTCTTTTAATTGCCTATTTTTTAACTTATTCCAATATGAACTTGGATTTTGATGGATCAAAGAATCATCTTTAATTAAAGCTGTTATTACATCAACTACTGAATAATAAGTTACTCCGTCTTTTACTGCAAATCTGATATTTTTATTGTCGAATAACAAAGGTTGTGCTATAATATTATTCATATAAATCCTCGTTACTGGTTTGTATAGTTTTAGCCTCTGATCCATTCAGGGGCTTTTGTATATTCATCTATAATTATACATAGCTTTGTATTTTAATCAACAAAAGTGCATAACTTTTTTAAATTATTTACAATCTACTCGTTAGACCTTATAAAATAGCATCTTTTCCAAATCGGAAAAGATCAATTGAGTACGAGCAAGAGAATTTCATACTTCCGAAAAAATCGGATCTATTACCTTTTCCCAAATCGGGAAAAACTGGCAAAGATCACTTATTACTTTAATATTGTGCAAAAAATAGGGACCTTAACGGGTCCCTTTTATTAATTTTCCCAAGCTTCTACGATATCATCATACAAGATATCTGCTTCTTTTGATCCGTCTTTTATCAGTACATTTTTTATATGATCTAGTATGTCTTTAATATTTATATCGTTATCATATGCGTTATCTATAAGCATCACTGCATACTGAGCAAATATGTGATATTTTGATGCATTATGTTCTTCTTGCATATTTGTTGAGTAATACATCTTTTTTTCTGGGCTGTACATTAATTTTGCATTAAGACAAGGTGCTAGCAATAATAGTGATAACAATAGTTTTTTCATTGATCGCCTTCTGGGTTAATAAGTTTTTTATATTTACTTAACGCTTCAAATCCTATGACACTACCTTCTTTAACATCTTTTTCAACTTTATCATAGCCTTGAGAGTTGCGATGCTTGGTTAATTCTTCAGATGCGGCTTCGGCAAACTCTAATGCCATTAATTCCATTCTTGATAAATTATCTCGTAAGTTTCCGGTAACAGCTAGTTCTTTTCTGTGTTCTTTTACTGTTTTATTGAAAACACCAACATGCAATATATTAGTAAGCGCCCCATATTGCTTTCCTTCTATGCCATGGGCCTTCCATGTATCAGTTGTTGTGTTGCGTACAGCTATGCCCTTCAGGCGCCTAGCAATCCAGTCTTCAGGCTTACCTTGTTTCTGCCATGTTCTTACGGCACGATCAACTGCTAGTTGTGGATTTATTTCTTCTTCTATGCGTTCTTTACCAACTTTTGCAAGCCATAACTTAAATTCTTCTACTTTCTCTGAGTTTACAGACTGAAGTATTCTGAATATACCCTCTTCGGTAGCGCAATCTGTTGGGTATATTTTACCATTTGCTCTAGGCAATTTCATACTCTGACAAATTGTCAGGGTATGACTATCTCTTATTTTTAACTGTGACCATGTATTGCTTGCATCTTGATCTTCTTGTAACACTGATTTCAATATATCTACTATTGACCAGTAAACCTTACCTTCATGAATAGCTGATCTGATTGGTTTATTGCTGAATGATAATAGTTTTGTTATAATATTTGTAGACATACATAGTCCTTTTATGTTGTGTTGGTTTATACTGTTGGACTCTTAGCGCTCACTAAGAGTCTTTTTATTATTATAATATTTCTGTAGCGCAGTCAGTCAGATACATTTTACCATCTGAACCTGGTAGTTTCAGTTTCGTCCAAAACGGACGACACTGATTTAGTCCGTTTTTCTTTACTTTGGACCAATTAGAGCTTCCTTCGCCCGAACCATATATAGATTCAATGATATCTACTATTGACCAATATAATTGGCCTTCATGCATCTCAGATCGAATATTGGTATTGTTAAAGATAAATTTTTTTGATATGATATTAGACATATAAACCTTTCTTGTTGGTTTTATTAATTGAGCCTCAGGCACCAACCTGAGGTTTTTCATATATTAGATATAATTATACACCATTTTGCACATTAATCAATAAAACTGCATAAATTGCTTCAACTACTGCCATTTTGGCAGCGTTTCAAATATGTCAAAGATCTTTAGGTGCCCCTAGGCAGTCACCACAACAACCTAGGGACGGGAGTAGATAAAACGAGATTTATTGAATTAATCTTAAGAATTTCTGATATTGTATTTTGGATATGTCATAGATACTTTTGGTTGAACCTAGTATTTTCTGAGCTTCTATTTTTATATTAACGTCTTTAGCTGATAGGATATTAATTTTATTCACTACTGCGTCTACATCTCTTCTAGGAACCATTTCTTCTGAGTGATCATAGTCGTCCATATCTTCTTCATCTGCGTATAATCCAAGGATATTCATGGCTGAGTATCGTCTTGCATAGCTTAGCGCACATCCATATTTTTGTGCATCTGAAAGACCTGGTGCTGTTGCTGACACTTCAAGTTTAACAGTCGAACTAATGAACTTTCCAGATATGTGAGTTATTCGTGTTTCCAGCAAGGTACACTTATTTTCTTCATTGTATATTTCATGTTGAGAAAACAACAAACCATGACGCCTTAGACTCGGTAATGTCGCATTAAAGATAGACTTTATTGATGCGTACTTATTTCTCTGCCCCGCCTTATCAAGGACGGGTACAGAGAAATCAGACTGAGCTAATATCATCGCTTTTACAAATTCCATATCACAATTTGAGCTAGGAGTTGGAATTGAGGTAATGTTGTTATTGGTTGTCATCTGTGTTCTCTTTTTGTTTTTTAATCTTTTTAACAGTCTCTTTTATTTTAGCTATACAATCATTTTCAGGTGTAGATACTTCGCTTTGGTTTATTGGTTTTATTGATTCTATATCTCTAACCATTGTAGATATCTGTATCTTTATTTCAGCTATATCTTGGATAATGGTTCTTAATTTATCGTATTTAACAAGATCCATATCCTTTTGTATTACTTCCACCCAATGCACAAGCTGTTCTACAATCATCAATACCTTTGGAGCGCCTTCTGCAATATTCTTGCCTTTAATATCCTTTATAAGATTCAATGCGTCTTGAACTGTATCTAGCGTTATATGCTTCGTCTCTAATACACATCCTCCTGATGTGAAAAAATCTTTTAATTTATTACCTAAACTCATGGCTTCTCCAACTGATTAAAACGATTTGATTGTTAATATTAAGATTAAAATTCCAACTACAGCATATAGAACACTTACCAAGTAAAAATGACGTTCATTTTTGCCAAAATCGTATTCCCGTAAAAATGATAGATAACCCCTGAGACAGTCAATGTTACAGTAGAACTTGCTACTTTCAATAATAAAATGTTTACCAAGTCTTTCCTTGCAGTATTTGCAGTGGTTAGTATCATTTGCTGGGACTTCAACAACATTATGGTTAGTTTTTACGTTCATTACATTCTCCTTTTAGAATATCATTTCATTGTTTTTGATTAACGCTAACTCATTATTTAATTGGATCTCTTCTTGCTCTTCTTTTACAAACTGCCGAGCCCACTGTATATCGCTCACCATGCACTCTGTTCGGCAATATGTTTTATTAGTTGAAAGAACATACACCTCATTTACTGTATCCTCATAGCACCATGAACAAGGCGTTTCTTTGTATGTATAGTTTTTAAAATTTGTCATCGGCTCACTCCGTTTATTGGTTATTTATTTACTAACTAATTACATATTAATACAGCATTCATTTAATGTCAAGCAATTTATAACAATTTATATTTATCTAGAACAATGTTGTTTACATTACTTGGGATAACGTGTAATATTGTTGTAGGTAAATATTATATATACATTATTGGAGTCAATTATGGAAGTTAAGAATTTAATGTCGCTCAAAGAAGCGGCTATCTATTTGGGTGTAAGTAAATCTGTATTACGCAAGTGGGATAATCTGGGCAAGCTTAAAGCTGTTCGTAACACGATGAACAAGTACAGGTTCTACTACAAGGAAGATCTTGATAAGGTTTATAGCGTTAATATCGTTGATCAAAAAGAGGTATTATAATGTTCAGCAAAAAACTATATACTATTAGCGAGGCTGCTAAGTATCTAGGCGTTAGTACAACAACATTAAGAAGGTGGGAGGATCTGGGTAAAATTGTATCAATAAAGATACCAAACAATAACTCTAGATTTTTCCCCAAAGAGCAGCTAGATAAATTATTATGGAGAATTGAAAACAGAATATTAACATCGACAAAATCTATAAGATAATGTTAGTAATGACGCACCAACTCACCCCCTTAATTGGGGGTTTTTTCATGTCATTTTACAAGACACCATTGCTGGAATATTAATAATAGAAAACACAAATTTGGCGATTTCAATATTTTTATGTCGCATAATTATTTTGCTTGTTTTGATTTGAACCTGATAATTGCGAGTTTAAAATAAAACTTGACACGTTTTTGTTACCTAGTGTAAACTAACTTATGCGTACGGCTTGACTTCTGGATCGACGGAACCCGGTAGGGGTTTCCGGAGATACCGAGGCGACAAATAGAGTGACACCTGAGATGATGATAGGTTTAGAAGAGTTCCTGATAAACCGATAGATCGATATATACTCTTCTTGATTAACTTTTTTCTTAAGGATAATTCTGTTCTTTTACATAGAACCATTAATTTTTTAAATACTTCTTCCTTTATTGATACTTA